ATTGCTATGGGACCAGAATGTTATAGCGATAGAAAAAGTCCTTGGTGTAAAGTAGGAGATTGGGTTATTTTTGGTAGATATGCAGGAGCAAGAGTTTCTGTACAAAAAGTAAAAATGGTGTTATTAAATGATGATGAGATTATTGCAACTTTGGAAAATCCAGAAGTAGTAACTCAACAACTGTAACATACATTAACGAAAGTTAATGCCAACATAGGAGAAACTATGATAGACGAAAAAGAAAATAAGAATGAAGAATTAGAAGTTAATCTTGAAGAAGTTGAAACAGAGAAAGAGGTCAATGTACCTTTAAATCCGTTAGAAAAACTTCAACAAATGCAAGAAGAACCTTCTAAAAATGAAGATAAATCTTTTGAGAACGAAAGAGAGATTAAGCTTGAAGAGAAAAAAGATGAAAAAGCTCCAGCTTATTCAGAAGATATGCCTTATTCTGTTAAAGTTCGTAAAAGAATCCAAAAAGAAGTAGCTAAAAGAGCAGAAGCTGAACAAAAGAATGTTGATTTAGAAGAAAAATTAGCAACAATGGAAAAAAGAACTTATGATATAGCTAATAAATCATTAGGTAATCAACTTTCTAGTGTTTCTACTCAACTTAAATCAGCAATTGAAGAAGGTAATACTGACGAACAAGTAAAATTGTATGAAAGTATGGCAGAAATTCGTAGTCAAATGACTAAAACAGAAGATTATGCTTCAAGAGTACCTCAAAAAGAAAAAACTGAAAAAAAAGCTCCGCCTTTAGCCACCGATTGGGTAAAAGAAAATTCACAATGGTTTAATAAACCTGGTTATAGAAAAGAAACAGCTATGGCTTATGGAATCGATGCTGAATTAACAGAAGAAGGTTGGGATGTGCACGATCCTGGATACTATGATGAGATGAGTAAAAGACTAAAATCAAGTGGTCTAACTTATTTTAGTAAGTCAGAAGAAAACACTTCCAAAGCTGCTGAAAATGTGGTACAAAAAACTAATAGAGTGCAATCTCCAGTTGCTGGAGTTTCTCGTAAAACAGGAACATCTGGTAATAGAGTTAAACTAACCTCTGACGATTTATCAACTGCTAAAACTTTTGGTATAGACATCAGTGATGAAGTGGCACTAAAACGATTTGCTAAAGAAGTAAAAAGCTTTAGCGACACAGGACAATAGAAAGGAGCCTGACATTATGAACAAAGATAATAAAATAAACAATGAAACTAGAATAGAAAAATCTACAATAGTTTCAAAATGGCGACCGAGTAACTTATTAGAAGCGCCTGAACCAAGACCTGGTTTCGCTCAGAGATGGGTAGCAACTATGGTGTTAGGACAGGAAACGCCTACGAATGTAGCTAAACGGTTGAGAGAAGGTTGGCAGCCTCGAGACATTAAAAGTGTCAAAGATGGTCAACATTTTCCAACGATAGAACATGGCAAATTCGCTGGGCATATTGGAATAGAAGGAATGGTACTTTGTGAAATGCCTGAAGAAATGGTTAATCAAAGAAATGATTACTATGCTCAAATGACTAACAATTTAATGCAGTCAGTTGAACAAGACATGAACAGAGCTGAAACACCAGGCCAACCTATCCAAAGGTCTTTTAAATCTAGAGTTAGTTCGGACGGCAATTAACAACTAACAAAGGTAAATAAAAATGGCGAATGTAAATGCACCAAATGGTTTCGTACCATTGAGACATTTAACAGGCGGTGTTATTAGAGCTAATGAATATGCAATTGCAAATGGCTATGCAGCCAATCTTGCAAGTGGAGACCTCGTTACTTTAACTACCGATGGAACAATTATAAGAGGCACAGCGGGCGGTACAGCTCTCGGTGTTTTTTATGGTGTTGAGTACATCGATAATGACACCGGTGATGTTAAATTCAAAAAAGTTTGGAACAATGCACAAACAGCAAAATCGGGTGAACCGATTAAAGCTTATGTGTATGATGATCCAAATATCACTTACGCAGTCCAAACTAACGGCGTATTCGCAACAGCAAATGTTGGTGAATTAGCTAATGTTACAATTGGAACGTACAACTCAACATATGGACATTCAACTGATGAATTAGATATCGCAACTCTTGCAACGACTGCAAAAGTTTTGAGAATACTAAGATTAATTGATTATCCAAATAACGCAGCAGGCGCTGATGCATCAGTAGAAGTAGTAATAAATCTATCTCTATATGGTACTCGTCAGGCTGGTGTTTAACCTTAACAATAGGAGTTAAAAAATGGCTTTAAACAGAGCACTTTTTACCAAACAGCTCAATCTAGGTTTAAACACCGTGTTTGGTATGGAATATGATAGATATCCTGAGCAATGGAGATCATTATATTCTACAGAGCAATCAATGAAAGCATTCGAAGAAGATGTACAAATGATCGGATTCGGTGCTGCACCAACTAAAGCAGAAGGTGCCATGATCAATTATGATTCTGGCAGAGAAGGCTTTGTCTCAAGATATGTGCATGAAACTGTCGCTTTAGCTTTTGCGATTACAGAAGAAGCTGAAGAAGATGGCTTGTACGGTTCTCTAGGCGCTAAATACGCAAGAGCACTAGCAAGATCAATGCAACAAACTAAAGAGATCAAAGGTGCAAATATCTTTAATAATGCAACTACTACTTCAACTGGAGGAGACGGCGTAGCTTTAATGAACGGCTCTCACCCACTTGGTGGCGGTGGTACAGCATCTAACATCCTAGGCACACCTGCGGATTTATCTGAAACGTCTTTAGAGACACTTTTAGTTCAAATCTCAACTGCTGTAGATGATAGAAGCATACCTGTTGCATTATCAGGAAGAAAACTTGCAGTTCCACCTCAATTGGTGTTCGTTGCAGAAAGAATTATCAAGTCTAATTTAAGACCTGGTACTGCTGACAATGATATCAATGCAATGAGAAACATGGGTATGATACCTGAAGGTGTAGTAGTAAATCAAAGATTTACTAACCCTGATCAGTATTTTATCCTAACTGATTGCCCAGATGGAATGAAACACTTCGTTAGATCACCAATCAAAAAAGCTGTTGAAGGCGATTTTGAAACTGGTAATTTAAGATACAAGTGCAGAGAAAGATACAGCTTCGGTTTTACAGACTGGAGAGGTGTATACGGATCTGAAGGCGTAGCATAATAATAAACAATTACTAGGCGTAGCAATACGCCTAGTAGTTTTAAACTAACCCAAACGACTGCGAAAGCAGACTATTATAAGGAGATAGACTATGGGAACAACTACATTTTCTGGCCCAATTAAGGCTGGAGCAATTAAAGAAACAACTGGAACTACTTTAGGTTCAGATGTAAAAAACACAGGTCAAGTTGTGATGTCACAATCACAAGCTATAACTCAAGCAGATGGAACAACTAATATTGTTATTCCTGCAAACTCACAAATCGTAGCAATTGAATTATCGGTAACTGCAATTTGGGATGGAGCAGCAAGTACAGCTGGTTTAGGTTGGACTGGTGATGCAACTGCATTAACAGCAACTACAGCAGTAGCTGGTGGAACACTTGGTATTATTTCTGCAACAGCAGGAGCTGATGCAACAAGAGTTGGAAACTGGGCTGACGTTGGAACAACTGATAGAAGAATCCTTGTAACTAACGTTAACACAGGTGATGGTACCGGTTTTATAACTGTTAGATACGTTCAAAATAATAATTTAAGTTAATAATTAATTCGAGGGCCTTCGGGCCCTCCTTTAAAATATGAAATTTGATTTAGATTTTTTAAGACAAACAGGTGAAGCTCTTTCTTCTTTTGGAAAAAAAGATGAAGAAAAAATTATAGATTATTCTAATACCGATGAAGAAGATGATAAATCTACTCAAGAATCAGTAACTCCAATAGTATTAGATAAATCAGATGATGAAAAAACTGTTGATGAATCTACAACAGAAGTAATTCAAACAAAAACTGAAAAAGAAAAGAAAAAAGATACAGAAGATAGTTTAGAAAAAAAATTAGCTAATATAGAAAAAGTTATTGATAAATTTGGTGGATCTCAAACTCTTCCAACTGGTCAATTACAAAGTGGCAGTATTAATGATAATATAAATCAAAGACCTTTAGATATGGGAAATGTTCAAGCTAAAGCAGCACAAGCTGATTATTTAAAACCTTCTACTGTACCTAATGACAGAATTGCTTTACTATATGAAGACTTAAAAAAATATAACCTAATTTAGGAGAAATTATGGCAGGATCAGACATAAATGTTGTAAGTAAAAATAAAGCAGCATTATCTAATGTAGCTTCAAATGTAGCCACTACAGTTACTTTATTTGCTGGACCAATGAGACTAAAAGGTTTTATAGTAGAGCCTTCGACTGTTGCTGGTGTTCTTACTTGGAAAGACGGTGGAACAGATGTATTTGAAATTGAAACAGGTAATGTATCTGTAGGTGCTTCAACAGTATCTATGAATTTACCAGAAGATGGTATAAAATTTAAAACAAGTATACAAGTTTCATCAAGTTTAGCAGGTGCTAATGTAGCAACTATAAATGGTGTAACAGCATTTTTTGCATAATGGAGAACTATGGCTTTATCAGGAACTTCGACATTTACTTTAACAGTAAATGATGTAATACAAGAGGCTTATGACAGAATAGGTGGTGATCCTATTTTAGGTTATGATGTAAGGTCCGCTAGACGTAGTATGAATATTATGTTTAGTGATTGGGCTAACAGAGGTTATAACCAATGGACTGTAGAATATAAAACTTTAGCTATTACTACAGGAACTATTCAATATACTTTAGATTATGATACTGTAGATATCATTAATGCAAATATTCAAACAAGTGATGGAAATGAATATGCAATGACAGCACTAGGTCTTAATGACTATGCAGTTATTTCAAATAAAACTACTCAAGCTAGACCTACACAATATTATTTACAAAGATTAAATACTCCCGTACTTAAAATTTATCCAGCTCCAGATACTAATTATACTCTTACTTATTATCGTATGAGAAAAATAGAAGATATAACTGCTTCTACAGTCAGTGGAGTAGAACAAAACATTGATGTGCCATTTAGAGCTTTTGAGTGTATGTGCGCAGGACTTGCTTATTATCTTTCTAAAAAAAGAGTAGGGATTGCTCCTCAAACTCAACAAATATTAAAAGTAGATTATGAAGAAGCTTATCAGAGATTAATTGCAGGTGATGATACTCCTTCAACTAGAATTATACCAGCAACAGGCAACAGCTTTTATTCGTAATGGCTAGAGTTCCAGCAAGTACTAGACCTCATAGAGCACCTTCAGCAAAATTTGCAGGTGGTAGACATGCACAAGCAATATCTGATAGATCAGGTATGGCATTTCCTTATCAAGAAATGGTATTTGAATGGACTGGTATGTTTGTTCATACTTCAGAATGGGAACCTAAACAACCTCAATTAGATTTAACTTATTTTACTGATGCACAAACTTTACAAAATGCTAGACCTCAAGCGAGTATAAGTGCAACAGAGGCTGCAAGAACTGGTGGAGGATTACCAGGATCTCAAACAGGTGGTGTTCCTAATCAAGTAACTGTTTTACCTGGATTTGAAAATACATCAGGTCAATCTGTTTATGTTGGAGTTGCAACTATTCCAACTTCTTGGTATACTAACAACACAAATTTGTTACAGATAGGATTAGGAAGTGTTACTGTTGTAACATGATAAAAAATAAAAAATTAAAAGTAATGATTGGAACACCTTGTTATGGTGGTCAATTAACAGAAGCTTATCTACATGGAATAATGGATTTAACGAGAGTAGCTTCTCAAAATAATTTTCAAGTTAATTTAAATACTATTGGTAATGAAAGTTTAATCACAAGAGCTAGAAATACTTTAGTCAGTCAATTTTTAGATATGGATAAAGAAGATGATAGTTTTACTCATTTAATGTTTATTGATGCAGATATAGGATTTAGAGGAGAAGCTGTAAGACGTGTTTTAGAATCAGGTTATGATATAGCTTGTGGAATATATCCTAGAAAAGCTATTGAATGGGATAAAATTCCTGACTTAATTAAAGTAAGTGATAAAAATTTAGAACAAAGAGCTTTAGGTTATAATTTAAATTTTGCAGATCCTAATAAAATTGAATTAACTGGTGGTTTTACTGAAGTAATGGATGCTGCAACAGGTTTTATGTGTATTAAAAAAGAAGTTTTTTATCAGATGAAAGAAGCTTATTCTAATCTTAAATATACTAGCGATCAAATAGTTAATGGAAAAAGATATGGTAGTGACAATTGTTATGCATTTTTTGACTGTATTATTGATGAAAAAAGTAATAGATATCTATCAGAGGATTATGCTTTTTGTAGATTATGGCAAAAAATAGGTGGTAAGATACATGCTGATCTTCAAAGTCCTTTAACGCATTATGGAACTTATCCATTTGCAGGACACGTTTGGACTAAATTTAAAGTTGATGAGGTAATTAAAGATGGCAATGACATACAGCAGTCTAAAGACTGATATACAAACATGGGCTGAAAATACAGGTACAGATTTTAATAGTCAATTAGATACTTTTATAGATAATACATTTGATTCTTTATCAAGAGATATAGACCCTATTGGATTTAACGAAAATGTAACTACTACAGCAGTAGCTGGAGATAGATTTGTAAATCTTCCTACTTCTATCGAGCCTATGTTATTTAATTATTTAACCCTTACTGTAGGCTCTAATGTAAGTTATTTAGAATTAAAAACTTTAGCTTTTTGTCAAGAATATTGGCCTGATTCTTCTCTTCAAGGTCAACCTAAATATTTTTCTAATTTTGATGATGATCGAGTATATTTAGCTCCTACTCCAGATCAAGCTTATACTTTAAAACTAGGATATCAAGGAAAAATTAATCCTTTATCTAATACTAATACTACCAACTGGTATACTGAAAATATTTCAGATGTTTTATTATTTGGCTGTTTAGCTCAAGCAAATCTCTTTACAAAGAACCTAGAAGATTATACTATATATACAAATTTGTATAATACAAGAGTTGCTACTGTTAACAATGAAGCCCGTAGAAGAAGAAGAACGGACTATAAGTTTCCAGGTAGCCCTGTTGGTACAAACACATTAACTGGAGGACAATAATATGGCAATAA